TCCGCAGAATACCCCGACAAGCCTTCGGACTCAAACAGTATTTTTCCGGCGCATTCGCCGTCAAAATCTGCGACAAGGTAGATGCGTTTTCTTCTCTGGGGGACTCCCCAGTATTGCGCGTCAAGCACTCGCCAGGCGATTGAGAAACCGTCTGCCAGTATCTCTCCTGCGTTTGTCCATTTCTCACATCTAGGAACAGAAACGGTTTCGTCCCTGACCCTGCACAGGCTTTCGAGGACGCACCGGAAGTCCTCGCCCTTGTTAGACGAGAACGCTCCGGGGACGTTTTCCCAGACCGCAAATCTCGGATATTTGCCATTGGTAGCGCACCTCATTTCTTTTATAATTCTGACCGCCTCATAGAACAGACTCGACCGCGAACCGTCAAGACCGCTGCGTTTTCCGGCAATGCTCATGTCCTGGCACGGACTGCCGAACGTGATTATATCCACAGGCGGCAGGTCAGCGCCGTTTAGCGCAGACACATCTCCGTAGTGCTTCATCTGCGGTAGCCTTTTCGTTGTTACCCGAACGGCGAATGGCTCGATTTCCGAAGCCCACAGAGGAGTAATGCCAGCAAGCATTCCTCCGAGTGGAAAACCGCCGCTACCGTCAAAAAGGCTGCCGAGCGTGAGTTCATTCTTCATCGGTGACCTCCAGTTCGGAATAAGCAATCGTCTTTCCGTCACGAACCACAGAAACATTCTCCGCAGAGCCGACCTGCTCGATATACCTCTTCACGATTACATCGCAGAACTTCTCGTCAAGTTCGATTGTGTGGCAAATTCGGTTCGTCTGCTCACAGGCAATGAGCGTACTGCCCGAACCGCCGAACGGGTCGAGAACGATACAGTTGCTCATGCTTGAATTCTTTATCGGATACGCAATGAGCGGTATCGGCTTCATTGTGGGGTGGTCGCCGTTTTTCTTCGGCTTGTCGAACTCCCATATTGTCGTCTGCTTGCGGTCGGAGTACCACCGGTGCTTGCCGTTCTTCTTCCAGCCGAACAGGCACGGCTCATGCTGCCATTGATACGGCGAGCGCCCGAGAACAAGCGACTGCTTCTTCCAAATACACGTTCCGGAAAGGTAAAATCCCGCGTCAGCAAAAGCCTTGCGGAAGTTCAGACCCTCTGTATCTGCGTGGAAAACATAGATGCTTGCATCGTTCGCCATAGCTTTCTCCATGCAGGTGAAAGCGTCAAGCAGAAATTGGTAGAACTTCTCGTTTTCGAGATTGTCGTTCTTGATTTTTCCCGCCGAGCCCTCATAATTCACATTGTAGGGCGGGTCGGTAACCACAAGATTAGCCTGTTTGCCGTCCATAAGGAACTCGTAAGTTTCTGGTTTTGTGCTGTCACCGCAGACAAGTCTGTGATTACCGAGCAGCCAGAGGTCACCGGATTTTGTAATGAAAGGTTTTTCCATCTCGGCGCCCACATCGAAATCATCGTCCTTGGTATCGGAGTCATCATCAAAGAACGCAGCAAGTTCCTTTTCATCAAAGCCCGTCAGACCGAGGTCGAAATCGTCAGCCTGCAATGCTTCGATTTCAACTTTCAGCATTTCCTCGTCCCAGCCCGCGTCAAGAGCCATTCGGTTATCCGCAATTATGTACGCTTTCTTCTGAGCGGATGTGAGATAATCCACGAACACGCAAGGCACTTCGGAGATGTTCTCGGCTTTCGCAGCAAGAATTCTTCCGTGACCTGCGATAACATTGAAATTCCTGTCTATAATAACGGGATTGATAAAGCCGAACTCACGCAATGAGGAACGCAGTTTGTTCAGCTGTTCCGGCGAGTGGGTTCGGGCATTGTTGACGTATGGTATCAGCTTATCTATCGGAACAAGCTGCATTTCACTGGTCGTGTTCATCTGACGTTCCTCCTTTTTAGGACCTTGTGCAGACCCTTTCGGGCGTCCATGACATTGCCCTTAATTGCCTGACCTTTAATCGTTCGGTATTGCTGTACCGTGAGGTTAGGTCGGTTGCTTTTCAGTTCCTTGAAAAATTCGATGGTGTCCTTTGACATAGCGTTATCCTTTCCTTGAACGAAGCAGACGTTCCATAGCATCGTTCAGATCATCACCTACTGGCTCGGTGCAGTTCTCCTTGACTATTCCGTAAATTTCATACCAGATGAGATTTGCGTTCTTCTGAAACTGCTGCGACATCTGCACGAACGGCGAAGCAATAACGCCGCCCGTGGTCGGGTGCTTGCCGAGCAAGCCGTAAGTACTGATTGCTTCCTCGCATTGAATGTATCTTGCGTATGCCTGGGAGTAGGCTTCGATGAGCCGCTTGTTTACGAGGTTCTCGCAGTTCCTTTGTTTAAGCCACAGCCAGGTTTCTCGGTATATATCGTCAGCGCCGAGCGGGACTCCGTTCTTCTGCCGAGCCGACAGATAATCGCTTGGCTTCGGCATATCCGCGCCGTTAAGCACAGCGCCCTCCGGCAGGTTGACGGCTTCAAGTTCCGCTGTGTCGAGCGCAGGTATGTCGTTGCTTATGATTTTCACCGGAAGTCCTTTCTGCTTTTTCTCTGCGGCAGGAGCGGGTTTATCTCCGGCGCGTACCCGTCTGCCGCCTCTGTTTGTGCCGTCCTTAGCCATGTTTTTCACCTCCGCAGGACAAGAAAAAAGGACGGTTCGCGCCGTCCGAAAATGATTTGTGGTTTAATACCCCGTTTGAACCCCGATTTTTGCGCACGAAGCCCCGGGCCGCTGTCCGTGATAAAAGTCACAGAGATTTCTACCGCCCCTATCTGTCCCCGAGATTGTGGTGTAACTTCGTGTGGCAAGACTTGCATAGCGACATCAGATTGCTGAAATCGTTGCTGCCGCCGCGTGATACGGGAACAATGTGGTGTACCTCCTCCACGGGAGTAAGCCGACCGTATTTCAGACACAGCTCGCACAACGGGTGCGCCGAAATGTACCGACTGCGTATTTCTCGCCACGCTCTGCCGTATTTCTTGTTGCTGTCAGCGGAGCGGACGAACTTGTTGTAGCGGCGGTTCATTAGCTTTGAATGTTCCTCGCAGTACTGCCCGTCACATCTGTTCGGGCAGCCAGGGTAGGAACACGGTCGCTGCGGTCGTCTGGGCATGGGATTCATCTCCTCAAATCGCACGATTTCTTTCTATAATTCTTGAAAATGATATTATCTCTGCTTTTTCATGCAGACACACAAAGAGCCTTGCGGGTGTTATGACCTACAAGGCTTTCTCTGTATTCTTTGCTGATTATATCATACCACAAAGGGGCTACTGTAAAACAGTTGATTTTACTGTAAAGTTTCCGGAACAACAATCTCTCGCATTGCTTTATGGTGCATTTTGTAGACATTATCAATGCCGTATCCCATCTGAACGGCTATCTGCTCCCATGTTTTGAAACACAGATACCGCAGTTCAAGTAACGTCTGATATTCGAGATTTGAAACACCGCGAATCACTCCGGCGATCTCCTTTTTGAGGTCAACCAGGCTATCCATGTCAACGTTTATCTCGCTCTCCATATCCACGATTTTGATTATGACGTCCTCCATGCGGTGAATATTGCGGGTGGAGTTGCCGGGCATATCGTTGAAAACCGTAATCGCTTTCTGCGCAAGCAGGTTCAGCGAAGCTATCTGCTCCATCTTGCTGTTGATACGCTGATCTATTCTGTATGCTTGTCCGAGATATTCCTTTGCCGTCATGCCGAAACCTCCTCTTTTAGCTTTTTCAGAAGCAGTTCTCCGTTCAAATCCGAAAGTATCGAAAACCAGTTTGAACGAAAGAATTTCTCGATATTCCGCTTATCATGCTGCGCCGATTTGTCGTCCGGAGTGTAACGCAGACGCTCTGCGGCGTCACGGTAATCCTTAACCGCCTGTACGATTATGGCGTTTGCCAGTTCCTTGTATGGATTCATTTATGTACCTCTGCTTTCACTGCGGTAATAAGCGCCGCCTGCGTTGTGTCCTTTGTTTTCAGTGCTTTCATAATCTGCTCGTCGATAGTGCTTTTGGCGATTATGTGTTGAATGACCACGGTATCCGCAGTCTGACCCTGCCGCCACAAGCGGGCATTTGTTTGCTGGTACAGTTCAAGGCTCCATGTAAGCCCAAACCACACCAGGGTCGAACCGCCGCTTTGCAGGTTCAATCCGTGCCCGGCTGACGCAGGGTGGATAAGAGCCACAGGGATTTTTCCGCTGTTCCAGTCGGAGATATCCTCGCTTGACTTAATCTCTCGAATTTCAAACCGCTTTTTTATACGTTCGAGGTCGTGCTTGAACCAGTAAGCCACAAGCAGCGGTCTGCCGTTCATGCTTTCGATTATATCCTCCAAAGCGTCCAGCTTTCGGTCGTGTATGTGAACCGTTTCTCCGTCATCTGAGTAAACCGCTCCGTTTGCCATCTGCGACAGCTTATTTGAGAGCGAAGCGGCGTTTGCCGCAGTCACTTCGTTATCTTCAGTGGAAAAAATGAGGTCTTTCTTCAAACGGTCGTATTTCTCCTTTTCATTTTCGGAAAGCTGAACCATGTATTCCGCGCTTATGAGTTCGGGCATTTTAAGGTGATCGGTGGCTTTCATGGAAATCGTGATGTCGGAGATTTTGTCATAAATTCGCTGTTCCGCAACGGGTAAAGGTTTGTAGCTGTATACAACCATTCCGTTTCGCTTGTCCGGCTGAAAATACGCATTTCTGTACTGCCCGATAAGCCTGCCGAGCCGTTCTCCCATATCCAACAGCTTGAACTCCGCGAACAAGTCCATCAAGCCGTTACTAGCGGGAGTTCCCGTAAGTCCGACTATCCGTTTCAACTTCGGTCTGACTTTCATAAAAGCCTTGAACCGTTTCGACTGGTGATTCTTGAATGAACTCAACTCATCAATGACCGCCATATCGAAATCAAATGTCAGACCGCTCTCCT